TGGTTTTAAAGTATTAGGCACTCAAGGTGCGGCAGATGGACTAGGTAAAACCTAGTACCAATCAATAATGTGTAATTGTAAAATTAACTTGTTTTAAGGTAAGGTAGTTTTGGTTCAACTATTTTCTCTTCTGTTTCTAGTATTTTAAATGCTAATAATAAAACTGTATAATTAACATCTACAGTGTTATCAGAAGCATGTGCTGCATCATGGAACTCGATTAATTCTTGAATTAAGGGTTTGGTTGTTCCATCCCATGATACTACTGTTTGTCCTATTGGTAATGATTCGATCGGTGATGAATTTAATGGATCGTCAATATCACCAGTTACTGAAACCCCAGTTACCTGGGATGCCAAGAAAATGGATGATACTAATGTTGCTACATCGAATATTTGTTTTGCTACGTCTATGCCACCTTTTAATAATCCAAAAGCACGGTCAACAAAATTTGTTAACTCATCCTTTGATATGACGGCATTTGCTAGCAAAGTAAATAAATCAGTACCAGGTAGTTTATAGTTTCCTGAACTTTTTGGTAAACTGAAACTATGAAATGCTTTGACAGTATTAGGTATGGTGATCTTAATTGGTACTTTCATGATCATATATGATCCAATTCCACCTTTTGTAAATAATGTTCCATCTAGTTGAATATTTGCTTGTCTATATTTAGTGCCTGCTATCCAATTAGCTGAAGTTACTAGTGGTACTGTGATTCCTCGATAAAAAGCTAAATTTTTGAATATGCGAAGAATATTTTTCTGTGTTTCGCCATTTACTATTCTATCTAGCTGTTGTAATTGTGGATTCATGAAAGTAACAGTCCAATCAACATTTAACGTTCCAGCTATTAATTCCTCTGTTAATGGTGAACCATCAAATTTGGTTGCTGTTCCTATTTGGTAAATGTAAATTGTACCCATCTTTCTTAGTCTTGATTCATTTCCTCTTTCCCCAATAAAAAACATTTGATCATCTTTTCTAACTGGAAGATTGAATGACCAATTGTCTCGTATTTTTCCTTGTGTTGATCCTTGATGTGACTTAGCTATTCTTAATATCTCTGTTGCGGTTTGCTCTAAACTTATTTTATCATCTGGGTCAGTATCACAGTATGCCATAAACAAGCCATTTACGGCTGTTGGTAACATACTTTTAAAATTGACTTTAAATTTAGAGAATCTGAATAACTGGTAACAATTTGAGATCAGTTCTAATCTAGTATTTGGGAATGAGGATGGTGATATGTCAATCTGGTAAACTAATTTTATTTGGTCATCTTTTGGTCCATCCATTAACTGGCGTGGAAAAACTGATAACTGCTGAATAAAATCAGAGCCAGACATTTCTAGTTCCTTTCCTCGTGACAATGTTATTTTACGTTTACGTTGTCTTCTATTATAATTTTTTCTTGAATTTTTGTCTCCGTTTCCATTGTTTCCGTTTCTGTGTTGTTTTGCTTTGTTGTTTTTGCTCATTTAATTTTGAATTGTTTGTTTTTAATCTATTTAATAATTTGGTAATTTCTGTTGCCGCGGCTACAACAGAAGTTGATCTCAATTCATTGTTCTTACTAAGCCATGTCCAAAATCTGATATAAGTCTTCAATAATGTGTTAGATTCTGATTTTGAATATTTCTTAGATATGAAATCTAGGTAGTGTTTAACGGATTCCACTCTTGATGTATCTATTTCTATGGTTACATCACTAAAAGGGTTTCCATCAATCACTAGATTTGTCTTCTTACTAGTCAGCAAAGCTTTGCTAAATATCCAAGTATCACTTATAAGCATTTCATAATGTAATAAAAAATTTAAAAAATTTTTTCGCAGTATGTTCTTAGTACCTGATCGTTTTAGAATATCCATCGTTGTATCAGCTAATTTCTTAGCCAAATCATCTAATTCTAGTACGTTCTCTACCTGATCAGTGTAATCTTGAAATGCCATTGTTTCAGTGTATCTATCGTATTCAAATCCACTCTTGAAACATTGTTTGTAATAATAGTTGACATCACGTTTGGTCCCCTGACCAAATTTTGCGAGTCTTTGTATGTAAAAGTATGCTACTTTACCCATGTGAGCAAATACTGGAAGTTGTTTAAATTTATTCTTTCTTCGTATCTCAACTTTCGGAACGTAAGCTCCCATGAGTTTGTAAGCATATGCTAAATCAACTGAATAACCTGAAAATGCGATTCTTGATCTCTTCCACACTCGTCTCAGGTCATACTGTGATCCATTGATTGTTTTATATTCTGACAAAAACATATATCCACTGTCCTTCTGTGATTTTTCAACATCAACTTTCATTCCGAAACTATCATACACAAATTTTTTAAATTTTGGTATGTCCTTAGCATGTTGTGTTGTATCATCTCCATAACAAAATCCGACAGCATTTAATGCTTTATCAATTGTGTATTTATACACCAATCGATAAAACAAAAATTGTAGGAATGCAACTATCATGGTATTCATTAAACTAGTTAATGCCGACCCTGACAATCTCACTCCTCCTGAAGGACAATATATATTCTTGCCATTTCTATCTTTTCCAATTCGATAAACACCCTTATATTCATATTTCAATAGGTCTAATATCTCACTTGGATCTTGATAGAAAGCTTTAAAAATTTCTTCTTCAACACATGCTCTTAATTGAACGTTGGTTGAACCATCTAAACCTGAGTAATCTCCTCCCAAATGGGATGGAAAAACATTTAAATTTAAATTCTTTTTGTCTTTCCCAGGTGCATAGCTCTTCCAAAATTCTCTTAATTTGTCATGTATTGGGTACACATATCGTAACATTTTTATAACCAATGGTTTATTACAATTTGAAATTACTCTAGGTCTATTAGCTTTCCCGTAGAATTCCGCTTTACAAAACATACCATGGACATGGTCTGTTTTGTGTGTCCGTAATTTCTCATTGTCAAAATAATCTTTATATTTATCCAAACACTTCTTTGAATAATATGGCGTAGCATAACCTCCAAACTTATTTCGTAGTGCTATTGAAAATTCTTTAGCATACCCTCTTAATATATCTTCTTTGATCTTGGTATGTGTTAAAGAGTTCCAATAACGCGCAAAATAGGCATGAACTCTAGTCGCAATACCTTTACCAGGTATGCAACCAAACTGTCCACCAAATGTATAATTCTTAACTCCTTCTTCTATGACTTCTGGATTTGGTGTTGTGACAGGTGTTATGTTGTCGGATGGACTATAATGGATGCTTGGTTGTGTCTGAGGCTCAGTTGAAGTTATAGGTGATGATTCATATGTACTATTTCCTTCATCTCCATCATCATCATCATCTGATTCTTCACTATCCTCTTCACTCTCCTCCTCTGATTCTTCTGATTCTGTTTCAGGTGAACTGTCTATTTCATTATCTAGTTCCTCTCCTGATTCGGATTCATCTGATTCACTATCTGTAATTTCAACTTGTGCTTGCCTTGGGCATTCATTGCATATAATCTCAATTAAATCAGCCCATTTCAAGTAAGCTAAATTCACATCATTATTATAAACGTCAAGTCTCCATTTTCCATCTTTAGTATTTGATTTTTCATTAGTTGTTGCCTGCATAAGTGATTTCGATGCACGCTGTGTTATTTCGTATTTATCTGTTGTGTGTTTATTCATTATGACTCTGTTATTCTCCTGTATAACACTCATAAAGTAATTTTTAAATTTAAGTAAACAATCTGATTCATCCAGTTCTATTTCAAATTCTTCTATTGTTGAAATCTCTTCTGGGTCATAATCATACTTTGATCTCTCTGTGACATTATAGAGATTGAAGTATACACCATCTATAAGTATCTGCTTGTCATATTTGTAGGTGTATAGTTCATAATTGTAGTTGTATATTGCTCGTTTATCGCTTAAGTTTCTTTTGTAAAGTAATTGATCCAATTCTATTGTTCCATATGTACTATGATGTAACGTTCCCTTTACAGCTAGAAACCCATTTTCTATAACCACATTCACTCGTCTTGATCTACTCTCAAGTAATCTATCATCTAAAGCTACCAGAGCCAATTTCTTGCCTGGTTTCGTAATATCGAATGAAATCTCTTTGATTGGGTGCAGCATATTTATCAATCTTATGATAAAAGATATGTTTTCTATAATGGCTGCTATGAGTATGACTCCCATCATATAGAAAACCTCTACGTTTTGTGTTAATAAAAAGACTCTTAACATCACAGAAGAAATAAAATAATAATATACATTATGAGTAAACATAGTGTACATAAATACTTTAATTGTCCATGAACATTTTCTGAGTCTTCTCGTTAAGTCTCGTGCTGGTAATAAAATAGTTTTGTGATAAAGCCACATGAAAAATTTATTTGAGAAGTCAAATCGTGATACGATTCGACGTCTTAAGTCAGGCTTTATTAACATAATTATAATAAAACTAGCACAAACCATGAAATAATATAGAAAACTATAAGAAACACGGATCTTAACGGTAGTTGATTGTAATTCGTTTGATAACTGTAAATTGCAATTAATTGTTGTAAAAAGTAGGAAGAAAATTATTGAAAATAACTTTCCACCAAGGATAGGTAAAACCGTCCTTGATTCACCGTTTCCGGGGTGTAGGACTACCTTATTAGGCACTCCACCGGTTAAGCTTAAGGCTGCTTTAATTGACC